CTATAATGCAACTGAAGACCAAAAATGGTCACACCATACGTCAGTACTACATTGACCTTGAAGAACTCCTTAAACTCTATGTAGAATATACGCTTTACTTTAACCATAGAGAGTCTCAAAGAAAGATAACTAGTTTAGAACAAAAAATGGATGAAATGACTCAATACATGAGATCCTTAGGTATCTCTCTTGAAGAAGTCAAAGATCAGAACATAGGACTCAACAAAGAGATAAAGAAAGTTCAACGAAAGTTGGGTGTAGCAGTCGAAGATCGTGCACCTCTACCTGAAGACAAATCGAAACGTGAGAGGTTTGTTCTACTTAAGCGCAACGACCCTGAATACTACATGTATTACACCATTCGGGCTCAAGATAACTACACCAAGAGGAAGCTTAAGGTTGAAAGGCTCCATTTTCCCAATCTTGAAATTTTGCTTGATTTTAAGGCCAGTCCTAACTCCAAAACATTATATACTCGAATTAAAGAGGAACTAAGGGCTAAGAAAGTTGTATTTAAAGGTAACAATATTGACCTTGAAGATAGCTTTATAACCGAAGAGGAATTGATTGAAAAAATGAAGGCTGTTAATGACTCTAAACGCGACATTTAAATTTTATATTTGTAACTTTTTTAATGCTTAATTTAAGCATTAAAAAATTTAGTACGATGATCAAGAACTAGGGCTGGACTAGTCCAAAAGGGTTAAAAAAGTGGATAAGATGGGGTGTAGACATCGTTTGTCCCATAATAAATGGACACTAACCAAGACAACGTAATCAACATCAGACCAGTGGATTTAGACCTGATTAATCCCAACCCACAGAACTATTTAGACCCAAACCAAGGTGGGTCCAAAATTTTTATCATTGGCAAGCCTGGAAGTGGGAAATCAACCTTAATCAAGTCATTGTTCTACAACAAGAGTCAAATTATACCAGTGGCAGTCGCAATGTCTGGTACAGAGTCGGAGACTGGGTTTTACAACGAGTTCATTCCAGATGTTTATATTCATGACGAATACGACCCTGATGCATTGACTAATTTTATTGTACGGCAAAAAGGTACACGTCAGCATAATAAAACCAATCCATGGTCTATGCTGATCATAGACGATTGTATGGATGATCCTAGCGTGTTTAACAAACCACCACAACCGGGTCTCTTCAAGAATGGTAGACATTGGAAAACGTTGTACATAGTCTCACTTCAATACGCTCTTGACGTGAAACCTCATATACGATCCAATATTGACGGGGTGTTCATCTTTCGAGAGCCTAATGTAGCCATACGAAAACGATTATATGACAATTATGCTGGTATCGTACCATCATTTCATCTATTTGAACAAATTATGGATGCTATAACCGGTGATTTTACAGCTCTTTACATCCAGAATGCCACTACCACAAACGATTGGAAGGACTGTGTGTTCTACTACAAGGCTCCAATCATTAACCAATTCAAGTTTGGTTGCCAAGAGTACCAAGGTTATGCTAAAAAGATCCATAAATAAGTACGTAATTTTTAAGTTCATCTGAACCATTTAAGATCTTTATTTCTTTTTATTTTTAATGATCTTTTTGACCATTAAAAATACTACCTTACCTATCACTATGACTACCTTAATTAATTTTAAAAATTATTAATGGTACAAATTAACTTACAAATCTTCATCTTTGTAAAATTTTAGTATGTCTTGGTTGATGCATGCCAAGTCGTCTTCACTCACATGTATGAACTCCAACAACTTTTCTGCTTCTTCTACATCTTCTTCTTCAGCTTGATCACAGTCAAAACAGTCTCTGGTAGCTTTCACATAAGATAAAATTAGGAATGCCGAGACCTTTAAATCTTTATATTTTGAAAAGTTCTCCCAATCAAGGCATCCATGTTCTTGAAAGCTAGTCATATAAAAAAATTTTTGATGGAAGGCATAAGGCACTTCGAAATCTGTGATCATTTTGGTGGTTAATTCAGACCATGCATTGTCATGAATGGTTTCACAGATAGTAATGTGTGTGGTTACCAAATGATTCATGTACAGAATAATGTCGAATCTATTGGTGGTACTTGAGTTGCTAACATAGTTGGCAAAAGTGACGAAACATTTTTCCCAACTACATTTGACCCAATAATCATCGTCACTGATATTTATTTCATCCCAAGGGTTATAATGGTTCCTAAAGATTTTAGGAACCATAAAATAGTAGTATTCACACCATATATCAAGTAGTATTTTAACGTCTTTTTTAAGGTCAAATGCGGCTTTCAATTCAAGAAGAAAATTCTCCCAAAAAGAAAGGTCGGATTTGCCTTCTAAAATAGTTTTTTTTAAGATTGCATAAGCCATTGTTATGATTGTATTAATTATTTTTTTAACCAACTGTGATCAATTTTCTGTAAATGTAAAGGTGGTTGATACCATGACATCCCCCGACGTTGAGGCAAAAAGTGTCAACGGTTTTTAACCTTAAAATTTTATAACTTCATCTTCTTCAAATGTTCGAGAAAGGTTAATTTCACCATCACGAAAGACTTTAATTTTTTTATGGCCAAAATCTCTTGGAACCAACGGTATACCATGAAAGTTTTGTAATGGCCCCAAGTATGGTTCAATATAGTCTGTAATATCAACTTCATTTTCATCTCTGAAGATTATGAGGTCATTGAACCTTTGGTTCTCTTTAAATAAAAAGATATGTTGTTTATTAAGTGTAGGGTCAAAGTAAGCCAAGGAACTATATCCATTTTTAAGCTCGAGTTTAATCCTATGATTAATATTTCTATTGAAGAGACTTTTGGTACTTTCTAACCATGATTTACACCATTGAGAGAGTCTTTGAATATGGTATCCAATAACCATATTTAGCAAAAATATCAGTTGTGGGTGAGATTCAACCATTAGATAATAGATGCATCCTAAAGCAAATGGAATGGTTACGTATAACCATATTGAGCTTAAGAAAAATGAAACGATCAATAGGGCTGATACTAGTCCTCTAAGAAGAAAAATAACTGGTTCTGATCGTGGTTGGAATTTAACCATATAATTATCGAATATTTTATTGCGATGCCCTCCTCGGGGATTGTCATCGTATACATCAAATGATGGGGTTGTGGTAGTTGAGTATGTATCCATTTATTAATCTATTTTTCTTAAAATTTTTCACCAACAGAAAAATGAAATCATCATTTGACTAACCCAGGTCGTACAACAGATGACAAATACAGAAAAATGAATCAAATGTCGAAAAATAATACTCATAATAAAAAACTACATACAATGGCATTTGTAAACAATTTCCTCAAAACTTTAGCTATACCACTTGGTGATCTTGCCAAGTGGCTTGAAGAAGAGCACAACGTACCGGTTTTATCAACCATTGAAAAATGGAATGAAATTTCTGGTATGAATGTGACCATTAATGATACCGGGGCTACCTGTGCAGATGTGGAGAATCAGATCATTACTATTGGTTCTAAAACAGTTGTTAAATCTGCTGTCTCAACACCATTAGATTCAACTCTTTGTCAACATGTCTTCATTGCTGGCAACCGCAAGGGCCAACAGTGCAACATTAGACCTAAAAAGGGCAATGATCGTTGTAGTGCACACAAGAAGAAGCAACCTAAATCACCGGAAATTGTAGTGGAGTCCGACTCTGAAGCAGAGACTTCTAAGCCTGTACCTAAACCTGTACCTAAGAATGTAGTCAAGGCAAAGAAATCCGACTCTGAAGCAGAGACTTCTAAGCCTGTACCTAGGAGGGTAAATAAGAGGGTAAATAAGAGGGTAGTCAAGGCAAAGAAATCCGACTCTGAAACAGAGACTTTTACGCCTTTGAGAAAGCCACCTAAGAAGGTGGTACCTGATTCTTCCGATGATGACGATGATGACAATGATGAGCCTAAATCCATCTTTGACCCAGAAAACAAGGAAGACCCAAAGGCTGTTGTAGCCAAACTACTGAAAAAACGAGTTTCAGAATCTTCAACCGATGACTCTGGAAGTGGCGAAGACTAGGTATTTTTAACCCTACAACTCATGACTCATTACTTTTTTCATTCTTTCATGCCCATAGGGCATGAAAGACCAAAAAAATAAAATTGATTGCTACTTTAAAAATTAATGATTAAATAAAAAATATATAAAATGGCTTCAAATCTGAATATTTTGAAATGTAAGAAAGGTTGCTGTACACTTAAAACTTTGTATAAAGAAAAACATGGTCGTGATGGTGTATTTCATCCATTTGAAAAACGTAAAGCAGGCGTACTTGTATACCATCAAAACAAGGTTCTTCTATCTCAGTCATACAACAGTTGTTGGGGTATACCCAAAGGTCAAATGGAGCTCACCGATGCAGGTACAAAAGAATGTGCTGTACGCGAGTTAGAGGAGGAGACTGGGCTATGCATTACTCTTCAAGACGATGACTTGTATAGAATAATATTGGATAACTGCTACGTCTACAGATACAATGCTGAAAGTATGGATGTGGTCAACCTGGATAACTTGCCCAATCTAGATTCGACGGGAATAGGTTGGGTGGACTTTGAATGCGCCTTTGATTTTGAAATCAACTATTTGACTAAAAAGTTGTTGATGGGAACCTATACAACCATAAATTAATTTTGCTTTTAATGGTTATCGTTGACTTTCTATACCAAAAGAATAATTAATTATTTATACTTTTTTATGCTTTTCAAAAGCATAAAAAACCAACTTATAATTTTACGATACGTTTCGCCATTAAAAAGCATAGAATAAGTAGACCTATTATAGCTAAAATATACAACGTTTTGTCTGTGTCATAGAGACGACTACAGATTGGGCACGTCTCAATGTGCTGAGCTATAGTCACACAATTGAGAGGTTCTTGATTTGTCGCAGATGGAGACGAATAAGGTGGAACATGGCCATGATGTATACTATGCGCTATTTGAGGGTTAAACCTATCATAGAATCCTGCAGAGTTCAAAGTAGCTTTTCTTGTATCAAATCTTCGAATTGGCATGTTCTCCGGAAGGTTGGAATGACCATTATTTTTTGGAAAGATTGGAGTAACTAGTGGTCCTTTCATTTATTATAGCCGTTTTCTAGTCTTGTTTCATATATTTTGATTTCTTTGGTTTATAGCCACCTTAAAACCAAAGGGATCTAAAATTTTCTAAATTTAAAAAATTAAAGGTCGAATAAGGCAGGAGGATCCGAAAGGCTCTTGATCATTAAAAATTTTTTATTTTATTTTTTTCATCCGATCGAGGATCCGAAAGCGTCAAGGGATGCACCATCATCGTCGATGATGGGCTTTTGCCTCATCGGCAA